TCACTTTGAGTCAATTGCTATTTCCTTATTTATCTCTTTATCATTTATTACATTCACACTTGAAGTATTTGAAAACATTTTTTTATATACATATGATGATATTTTTACCGCTGTATCATCTATATACTTACAATAATAGTATGATATTATAAATATTAATATCATAGATAGTACAAATGTTAAAATAAACGCTTTGTTATATCCAAAATACGGTAATGCACTAGTAAATAAAGTTCCTGAGAAAGAGCATATTATAATTAGGTGAATTAGATACATTGAGAATGATATCTCTCCTAAATAATTCAATACCTTACTAGAAAAAAATGAAATCAATAATTTTGAATTCATAATTGCTATCATTAATAAAACTGCTCCTAATGTACGATAAAAAACACCTGGATTAAAAGTTTCTATACTGATATATTTATAAATTGTATTATCTGTTGGTACTAACGGATATGATCCTAAAAACAATCCTAATACTAAGCATATACTACAAGTAGCCCGTCCCTTTAACTTCCTCATAATTTCATAATTGCTATTATAACAATCACTTAACATCATACCTAATATAAATGCAAGGTAATAAGTTTTCGCGAAGTATATTGCGATTATAGTATAAAAAATATACCTTTTTTTAGATTTACCAAATATACTTGCTAAGCTAAACACCAAAAACGATCCTAAAAATTCATATCCCATAGTCCACAAACTTGTATTATATGAAAAATCTGATGCTACAAAAACTCCATATGTTCCTTGTTTTAACATACCCATTAGGCTTGGTTCAAAGTCATAAGTTGTAGCTAACCAATTTGATGATAGTGTTATTTTTGAAACTTCAATATTATTAAAAATAGATAATTTCATAAAAACATAAGCAATAGACACTATAACCAAAACTGGAATCATTAACCTTATATACCTCTTACACGCTCCAGCCGTAATGTATTCCGAATCCTTTGTGACAAAAAATTTATTTGTTAAAACGTATCCACTCAAAACAAAAAATATACATACTGCGAAGTTTCCATTGAAAAATATATTAAAAGGAGTACTTGCTAAAGTTGTTTCTAAAGCATACCCAGTATGTCTTAATTCATCACTTCTAGAAAATATTGCTGGATAAAATGCTAATATATAATGCTGAATCACTACTACTAATGCAGCTAATCCTCTAAGTCCGTCAAAATAACGTATTTTACCTTTCAATTCAACACCCCCTCCAAAAAAAATTACATTTTTATTGTAGCATGTCTGATATTATCGGTCAATAATAATCCAGTTACTTGTTCTGACCCTATTATACTTTCAAATTCTTCTTGTGTTATTTGCTTTTTATTAACTATACCTTTCAAATAACCTCATCTTCTTTTCGCATAATCCACATATTTTTTTAAATTATACATTTTATAAAACCTTCATTAATAAGTTTTCTAATGCTACAATTCTTTCCTCTATACTCGGACTAGAAATTGGTATTTTTATTTTAATTAGTCTCGTTTCATACTCTTCTTGAGTTAATATTTCAACTTTTTTATTATCATATCCTGCATTTTCAGCATTTTCATACATAACCTTTTCGCTATTTTCAGAACCATCTACTATAGTAGTTGTATTTTTAACTACACAATACTTCATTTTTTAACCTCCATTTTTTTAAAAAGCTTCTACTTTCATTTGTATTTCTACTCCACCAGGCAATGTTCCAGTACCTGTCCACTCTAAAGAGAAACCTGTTTCACTTACACTTGAAATAGTTGCAAAATTATAGGTGTTTCCACTGTGCAAACAAATTATTTGATTTTTAGAAAATGTAGGTGCGATTGCATCACTCCCATATTTAAATAAGCATAAACTATCCTTACCATCATAGCTCCCATCGCTAGTATAATTTTTTAAATTTGTTCCTGCCAACTGAGCTAATATCCTTATAAATTTAGGCCTAAATCCTAATTCTACAATTTGAAGTCCATTTATATTTGTACTTCGACTAACAAGTATAACCTTTACCTGTCTAGTTCTTCTAAGTGATTCTTCAACTGTTTTTCCATCTTTACAAAATACCTGCTCGGCTTTTGTCTTAAAATGTATTTCATCAAAATCTGCGCCATTATCTACTTGATATATAGCATTTTTAATTGCCATACTAATCACTCCTTTTTTAAATTAATTTAACCCATATCCTACCCACTAATTGTCCAATAGGTCTACTCGCTGAGGTTATTATCTGTGTACCATCTTTTCCTGCTATTCCTGCAGCTCCATCTTTTCCTGCTATTCCTTGAACTCCAGTATCACCTTTAGGCCCTTGTAATCCATTTGCCCCACTTGCCCCTTTTGCTCCAGTGTCTCCTTTAAAGCCTTGTGGTCCAGTTACGCCTATAACTCCGATATCCCCTTTAAGTCCCTGAGTACCAGTATCTCCTTTTAAACCTTGCTGTCCAGTTGCTCCCTTATCTCCTTTCTCACCTTTTAAACCTGGTGTTCCGGTTAATCCTATATCTCCCTTATCTCCTTTAGCTCCTTGAATACCTCGATCCCCGACAATACCAATATCCCCTTTATCGCCCTTGATTCCTTGTTGACCAACTAATCCTGGTATTCCATTTGCGCCAATATCTCCCTTAGGTCCTTGTAAATCTACAACCATCTGAAATGCCTCAATAAAAACTTTATCGCCTAAGGTTAAAGGAGTTTTAAACTGAATTCCATTTCCTCTAAATTGATTTATAATTCTATTTGACAATCTAACTCCATTTAGATAGATGGCTATAGCATTAACATTGAGAGGATAAGTATATCCATCATTCCATTCAAACAATGTCTGCCCAGCCATAGCTATAAAATGTTGATGAAAAACAATATAACTTTGTGTACTTCCTACTGCTCCTTGAATCCCTTGTGCTCCTACATCTCCTTTATCGCCATTGACACCTTTTATTCCCTGATTTCCTTGAACTCCCTTTTCTCCAGTTGCTCCTTTTAATCCGGTGTCCCCTTTTGAACCTTGAACTCCTGTTAACCCTATTTCTCCTCTTAATCCTTGTAACCCTTGAGATCCCGTTGCTCCTATATCACCTTTTGGTCCTTTTATATTTTGAATACTTGGATTTTGTAAAGAATTATTAATTTCCCAGCTTATCTCTCCATTAGAGGAAATAGTAGGTTTCCATATCTTTTGCACTGTATTATTCTCGTTTGATAAACCCGAAACATCGCTGTTAATTTGTTCTAATACAGACCCTTCTATAGTTCCTACAACAACTTCTATAGTTAACTTGCTTTCATATATTTCCCGAACTTCCGTTACTCTTAAATTATTAACTCCAAAGTTATTTTTTATAGTCACTAAATCTCCTAAATTCCAATCCTTTTCATATACTAAATTATTATTTAAAACTGTAGATTCTGTATTGAAAACATAATCTAACTCACTTAGCTTAGTTAACCCTCTATCCTCTAACTTATCACTTTCTGCTATATCTCTAGCATCTATAAATATCTCTCTTCTATCTAATTCACTTGCATCCTTTTTTCTTACTTCTATTATTTCTCGTTCAACACCTTCTCCACGTCCGCCTACATACCCTATATTTTTATATAGTAATGAACTACTTTTATGAATAGCTTTAGACACATTATCGAAGTTACTTGAAAATATAATTCTAGAATTCACATCTTGACTTTCAGTTCTATTTATCCCAACTTCAACATCAAATATAAATTTCTTTTCCTTCTGATCTAAATATACAAACCAACCTAATCCAGCATTTTTTGATATACCCTCAATTTCTGAAATTAGGTTTTTGTATCTACTTTGCCATTTTACATTTCTACCTCTATTTTTATTAGGAGCTATTACTAAATTCGATATTTTTCTATTCTTATCTACTGGGGTTATACAATTAACCTGTATATAGTGCTTTATAACCTCTTCTGCTGAGCCTTTAAATTCATCATAAGAAAGTCCTATAGGTGGAACTGTTACTCTTCTTTCTAATATGCTTTTTATATCTCTACCTTTTGCTATTATCTGCCCCTTTTCTTCATTAATTTCTATTTCTTCTATTATCATAGATTTATATTTACTCAAATAAATATAATTGCCTTCACTTAGAAGATATGTGTACTTTATAGGAGCAACAAGTTGAAATTCCTTTGCTTGAAAGAAGTTTCTTACAAAATAAAAAGAGATATAATCTTCTATATCTCCTAAAAATGTAAAATCACTATTTAATATCTTTAAGGTACTTCTATCCATATATCTCCCACCTTACTACCTGCCGGTCTCGTATTTTGTATATAAATTCCTCTAATACTTTTCCCTTGCATATTTACAAACCAATCCTGCCATAATTCCTTGTACTCTGCCCACTGTGAATTAAATAAATCCCACATATTTTGCAGATCATCTTTCCCTAAGAAATCCATGTATCCACATATTTCTTTTTGACCTCTCTCATCTTCAATATTTACAGTTGAACCTTGTATTTTTATCTTAGCTAACGATAATTCATACTTAGAATTATTTCTAGTTAAAACCGGTGGAGCCGATACCGTTCCTTGAAGTACATATACACTTAAAGTTCTGTTAATTATATCTAATCCAATTACTACTCTGTCTATCCTTGTTACATTAATAGATATAGACTTTGTAAGTTCTGTTGAATTTAAATATAAATAACCATTAATGCAAGCACTTCCTACCATAATACCTACTTGATTATTACTCTTCTTTATAACTCTTAACGAATCTTTAGATGGATTAATCCCATTTCCTATAAATGTTTTAAAATAATTTGCAAAATCCTCTGATTTATATTTCCTATCTCCATTTACGCTATTAAAAAAGCCTCCAAACTCTGACATAACTGCACTCCCTTTTTATAATCCAAAATAATGGCATTTATATTTAATCACGACACTTTGTGGTAGATAATCGCCTTCTGTTGAATAGCTTATTAAGTTTCTTCCTGCATCTAAATCAAAGAAACTGCTATCTACATCTATATAATGATAAGCTTGGTATCTACCATCTTCTCTTATAACTTCTACTGCTTTATTTCCAAAAGCTGTTCTAATATAAAGAGTTTCATTATCCGCAATTATCTTATTAATCTTTATAAACTTATCCTTTAATATAATAGTAGGATTTAATGCTGGCCCTTTAAAGAAAATTTCAAGTGGTGCTTCTATATTTCCATAATTAATAATTTCTATTTCATTTATCCCTCTTCTAGCAAACTCTATACCTAAAGAATTAAGCTCTAATTCAAATTCAACACCATCTTCCCAAGTTTCAATATTATAAGCCGTTTCGTTCTGATCTCTCCAAAATGGATTGAAACACTCGAATGAAGCCTTAAATGAAAGACTATAATCATTATTAGTTTTGTAGTCTTCAGAATAAATAGGAGTCCCATCTAAATTACCGGTTATCTCTTTATTTATACTTTTATCTGTACACTTAATAATCAATTCATCCAATGGATTTAATACATCATCTATATTTCTTTGTAACGATTGAACTTCCATTCTATCATTCCCAAGGATAATAGCTTGTATCTCAATATTTCTTTCTTCTAGTGATGATGATAAAAGAGATGAACCATATTGATTCACCCCTTTAACTTTATTAAATGTAGCAGGTATATTCCCCTGGGAAAAACTAGTTATTAGAACTCCACTTTCATATACATAGGATTCTAATGTAACTTGCTTATTAGTTCTTTTATTTATAATATCTATTATCATATAGTCCCCCTATGCAAATCTTAAATCTTTCATAGCTTTTTTGCTAGCTTTAGCAACCTCATATGGACTTTCTACCTTTCCATAAAAATTATTAATTACATTTACATCACTACTTTCAATACCACTTCCTTGGTTAACCTCTTTATTCTCATTAGCAGTTAGAACTCTTTCCCCTTTATGCAATCTTGCTACATACCCATCAAACGGAACATAATTCAAACCATTATAATGATATCCATCATATCCATTCCCTGCTTCTGTCCCCACCTTCTCTGCATTACTAGAGGCTTCTGCATTACTAGTAAATAACCAGTCGAAAAATCCCTTTATAGAATCCCAAGCTCTGTCATACCCATTTTTTATTTCTCCTGTTTGAAGGTCTACTTCCCTTGATATACCTGGGGTTGCATTTTCAATCTCTTTTCTAACACCCTCACAAGCTTCACCAGCTTTAGTTATTTGTTCTTCCTTAGTCTCCTTAGCCTTTGTTATCATGTCATCATATTCAGTGTCAGTAATATATCCTGCTTCTTTTAATCTTGAAGCTTGTTTTACAATGCCATCATATTTCTCATTAGCTGCACTGATTTCACCATCTCTTGCCTCATTTGCTTTTGTTATCATCTCTGATGCCATTTCTGCACTTAATCTACCTTGATAATCTTTCATTCTTTGTTTTATTACTGCGGCTTCCTGTTCGGTTTGACTCAATGTGCTTACTGCATTATTTTTCATTTGTTCTTGTAATGATCCAATTTCAGTTAGCTCACTTTCTTTTAACTGCCTATTCTCATTTTTAGCTGTAGTATATATTTCAGTTATTCTTTTCATAGAGGCATCAACTGTTGCTTGTTGCGCATTGTGACTTTCTTGTGTTTTTGCTAAAACCTGTGCTTCTCTTATTTCAGTTAAACTACTATTTTCCACAAAAAAGTTAGTTAAATCCGTATTCATTTCAGTAAACTTAGTTGCTTGGGAAGTCTTTATCGTTTCACCCATAGCATTAAATTGACCTATCATACTCGTTGCCATTTCGGTTGTTACCACTTCTTGGTTAATTTTTTGACTATATAAAGCTTTAGTAACATTATCATCCATATCTACATAAGCTTGTACAGCCGTTTGAGTTGCTTCGCTTATTTTAGTTGTTTCTACTTGAGTTGTTGTTGCCATAGAGGAATAACCATTACCCACAATAGCAGTTGTATACTCTACTTTATCTGCAAATAGATCCACTGTTGGAATAACATCCTCAGACATTGTTTTATGAATTCCATATGCAGCCGCACCAATTACCACTGCCCCCGCAACAAAAGGTGCCGCCACAACTGCCATACCTCCAAGTTCCACTAACAATCCACCAATCCCTGTTGCTCCTGCTGCTGCACCTGCAGTTGTTGTAAGTGTAGTTGTTGCTGCACCCGCTACTGCTGTGCCTGTTTCAAATAACCCTAAAGCTTTTGTTGTTCCACCTAAAATAGATTTAAAACTTGCAAAAGTTTGTATTCCTCCACCAACCATTTTCAATACTGGTCCTACTACAAGTGCTATTGCACCCCACTTAAGCATGTTTTCTTGTTGCTCTGAAGATAATCCACTAAACTTTTCTGCAAGTCCACTTATTACCTCTGCTATTTTAGTGAATGCTGGTACCAACGCTATTCCTAGCTCTATTCCAGCATTTTTCATTTTATTTATAGCACCCTTCATTTGTTCTGCTGGTGATGCATCAATCTTCTCAAATGCAGCTTGTGTTGCACCTGCACTTATACCCATAGCCTTTAGCATCTCATCATATTCAGCCCCTGCCCCACTAGCAAGTACCATTGCAGCACTACCAGCTTCTGTACTACCAAACATATCTTTCAAAGACATCCCATTCTCTTCTGCATGTTTTGTTAACTTAGCTAATATCTCTGTTGTAGAGGTACCTTCTTTCTTTAAATCTGCAAATCCCTTTCCTGATAAGTCTCTTAAAACTTTATCTGATTTACTACCAGCTGTGGTTAATTCTCCTAGCATAGATTTCACATAAGTCCCAGCTTCACTTGTAGCTATACCATTCTTAGTCATAAGTGCATAAGCTGCGCTTAGTTCTTCTATACCATAATTAGCAGCACTAGCAATTGGAATAACCGAACCCATACTAGATGCTAATTCATCTACTGTAGTTTTTCCTAAGTTTTGAGTAGTGGTTAATAAATCTGCTATTCTTGTAGCATCCTCTGTTTTAAGTTTATATCCATTTATTGCAGTAGTCATAACATCTACTGCTTTAGCACCTGTGGTAAACCCACCTTTAGCAAGTTTCATAGCCTCTGTAGTAAATCCTACAGCTCTAGATTGATCCACACCCGCTGATATAGATTCGTATACAGCATCACTAAATTCACCGACTGCTACTTTACTGTCACTACTTGCTTTTAATATATCTTTCTTATAAGTATTAAAATCCCCTTTACTACTATCCAACAAGGTTGAAACTTTAGCAAAGTCACTTTCAAAATCTACTGCCATTTTGCCCACCGCTAATCCTAGCCCAGCGATAGGTACTGATACAAACTTTGTAAGGTTCCCTCCAACTTTAGATAGATTTTCTCCAACTTTAGTTACATTAGCAAGTTCTTTACTAATCTTTTTAGCTTCTACAACACCAGCAGTTGATGCTTTAGACATATCGTTTTTAAACCCTGCTACATCTGCCTTTATATCAACCATTAAAGGAGCTAATGCAATACCGCTTAACCCCAATTATTTCACCCCCTTATTTTGATGTTCTCTAATAGCTTTTAGATCTGCTTTAGTTTGATTTAATCTCCATAGAGTTTTAAGGAACTCCCGCCCCTCTTCAGTCCTATTCCAACTATCTACCCAACTCTCTTTTCTGTATAGTAAATATAAAGAATATGGAAGGTTTAAAACATCATTAAAATTCATACCTGTATAAATGGAAATTCTTCTTATTTCACTTGTACATGATACATAAGCCTCTTCCCATTTTTCCGATGTAATATATTTATTGGCTATTGCTCTCCCTATATCTCCATCCGGTATAGGGATTTTTAGTTTGGGTCATTATCAGCCTTATATACAAGGCTAGTTATTTCTTTAATTATTATATCTTGTAGTTTGAATGGAATTTCATCTACTTCTTCCATCGTAAATATCCTATTAGATGCATTATTATTCAGTATAATATGAGCTGTTTTACCCCTTGTATCTAAATAATTTTCTTCTGTAACCTTTTGCTCAAGTTTTGATATTTCTTTAGTTAACCTTGCAGTTGGTTGCAATACCTCTACTATTTCACCATTAATTTTTATATCTACACTTTGTTTTAAATATTTATCTAAATCTATCATCATGAATTCCTCCTTAAATTTAAAGAGAGAGTGCTAATCACGCTCTCTTTTATTTCCTTTTCTGCAGTTTTAAAGCTTTCAACTTATTGTACTTTTAATTATATTACTGCTTTAGCGACTTCTACTGGTGCTTTAACCTCGTCTTCTAATTCCTCTTCAAACTCTGCTAAAAAGTTTTTGATATATTCAATAGCTGTTATTTCTGCATCTACTGTAACTTCCTTATCAGCAAATTCTAAAGCAAATCCATTTCCACCTTGCCCAATCATTGTGAATCTTATTTTTTTACCACTTTCTTTAGTGTGTACAAATCTTATAAGAACAGTTTTTAAAGGTCCTCCACCACCAAAAGTAAGTTTTCTAACTTTCTTTTCAGTATCTTCTTTAATTTTCGCTGTAGATAATAAAGCTAACCTTTCTAAATCCCAACTTAAAATACCAGTCTTAGTTGTTATTTCTTCTTTTGTTATAAAACTCTTAACTGTATTTCCATATTGATTTTTAACCTCATATTTTTCTGGCTTATAATCAATAGAGAATCCACCTGAGCAATGCCCAACGTTATGGTCTTCTTTTTCAACCTCAGCATGTTCTGGTATAGCCTCCGCTGAAAATTCATACATATATACTTCTCCAGCACCTAAAAGTATTTCATCTTTTAATGACATTCTTTATCCCTCCATTTAGTAATAAAGATGCAGGACACTTCCCACATCTGAATTGAATCATTATACAAAGAACCTCCACCAGCTAAACCACTTCTTAATACTATGTTGTGGTCCACTATTGAAGGTTCTTTATTTTTCATATCTAATTTTTTTAATATCTTTTCTCTTAGATCTAAAGCATTGTCAAAATCATAATCTATAATTTTAACTTCAACTTGGCTTTCTTTAATTACCCCACCGTTGATAGGTGTTATTGAGTATGTTATATATGGTGGCTTTCCTATACCAAATACAGGTGTAACCTTTAAGCCTGTTATTTCTTTCAATATATTTTTAATTGCTATTTCTAACATCTAAACACCTGCCAATATCCTGGATATTTTATCTTTGTTTTTTAATTTTGCTTTATCTAAAAAAGGTTGAGGTTTTTGCCCTTCTGTTATGTGCCACCCTTTATACTTACCAACCTTTACTTCATATTTCCATGGTGTCTTTCTACCATTACCACCAATAGCATATATTCCAGTCCCTTGGTGCACATAAGGGGCTATTTCAGAACTACTAAATACAGTCCCTACTATTTGATTAGCTGTTATGTCAACATTATGCGTAATACTCGCTCTAAGTGGCCCTTGATCTATTGGACACCCAATTTTTGCATCTCGCTCAACAACTAAACAAGCCTTATTCATATTTCTTGCTACATCTTGTATAATCTTAAGAGTTGCCTTTTCTATACTTCTTACAAAGTCTTGATTATTAGACATTTGTATCAACCACCTTTAGTAATAAAGAGTTTAATCTCCCCTTAGGATTAGCACTAGTAACCTCATATACAACATTATTTTCAACTAACCTATTTATACCTTCCTTAATATCTTTGCTAAATGTAAGCCCTGTATGACTACTAGCATTATATCTAATACTTTGAGTGTTTAAAGTATCATTAGTTTTATATATAGCAACTAATATTTCTTTAACATCTTTCCACTCATTTCTCTCTGCTCCACTTGGACTTTCTTCAATATATTTAACTTGTAATTTAACTTTTTTCATTTCAGAATTTATACCCACACTATCACCTCGGTAATTTTCTAAACCTTTTTAACTTTCTTAAAATATCTTTAGGTAGATCATCTAGAAAACTTTGACTAACACCACTATAACTTTCACTTGATAAAGCTTCTGACCCTAATTTATTAGCTTTAATAACAACTATATCTTTTATTATACTAATACATCCCTTTGGTGGTATTGAACCCTCTTCAGTGTTTGTATAATCTTGAACTTCTATAATTGCATCTTCTATTAGATCTAATAATAATTTTTCATCCATTTCATTTAAGCCTGGTCTTAATCTTACTGATTCTAATATAATATTTTTCACACAATCACATCCTAATATAAAAAGTGCTCATTGTGAGCACCTTTCTTACTATACTATTTAAGGTGTAACAACTACTGGTTCTGGTTTAGTTGTTACAGTATTAGTTACTTCTACTCTTGTTGGTGCAATATCTCCTGTAGCTACTACTGTATGATGTAATACTGCAATAGCATCTTCTCTTAATACTTTAGCACCATACTTACATAATCCTCTAATACCATCTGCAAAAGAACTTTGAAGTCTCATTGCTTCCATTTCATCTAATTGTTTTGCAGCGCCTATAGCCGACTTATGATGTGCGATGATTTGATCTACTGGTTTCTCTTCAGTAGATATTACTTGCATACCATTTATTACTTGACCTTCAACTATACCATTTACTAATACATTAGGATTCGATGTAAATCTTCTATCTTTTGCTAACAATCCTAGTATCGCTGAATCTACTGTTACAAATCTATCTGTCTTAGGTGTCTTATTCTTCCCTAAAATTGTTCCAAGGTCGACAATATAGTCATAAACATTAGTTGATGAAACTTTAAATTTATTTGATTTAGAACCTAATACATTCACTGATTTAACCCCTGTTGCTAATGTTAATAATACATCTCTATCATATGTTTCTGCTAAAACTGCTGAATGTTCTTCTGTAGTTGCTGCCATTACATCTCCTGCTAATTGAACTCTATCAACATCATGTAAACTAAATGCAAAATACTTCTCTTTATCAAAAGTCATTTCCACTGGAGTTGTGTCAATTTCATCCCATGAAACTGTTCCTATATAATCTTTCACTGATCCTGATCCAACTCTATTGAATATTATTTTATTTCCATCAATCTTAGCTGGTTTAGTTGATATTGCATCTGCAATTGATACTGAGTGGAAGTTTGCAAGTAAAGCACCTTCCCATAATGTTTTCTTAAAATTTGCTACTGTCATTTTACATTCCTTCTTTCATCATTATTTTTTCATGGCCATAAATTGTGCTGCTACCTCTTCTGCTGTCATAGTGTCTGAATTGTTCATTAAAGTTTCATAAGTGTTATTAACTTGTGCTCCTCCATTATTAGCCGGTGTTTTGCCTGCTATGGTTTCCTCAAATAAATCCTTATAAGTTTCTTTAATTCCCTTAAATTGTTCATCTAACCCAGTGATCTTTCCATCCTCTGCAACAATAAGCTTTTCTCTATCAAATTTACTAGCAAGTAAATCACTATGCTTAGCTTTATTTGTAGCTAATACCTTGTCTATTGCTGTATTAATAGTTAGATTCTTTATCTTAGCATCACTATCAGTTTTAAGTGTTGCTATCGTTCCCTCACGAGTTTTTATAGTTGCTTGTAATATCTCATTGTCCTTGTTATTCTTCTTCAAATCAGTAATAGTTGTATTAGCCGTATTAAGTTGCCCTTCTGTATCTTCTTTCTGCCCTTTAAGCTTGTTATACCTTTCATCTGCATTTTCTAAACTAGTAGTATAAATCTTATTAGTTACCATTCCTGCCATCACTGCTTTAATTTGCTCTTCTGTAAGACCCTGTGCTTTTAATAACTCTTCCATTTCCATTCCTCCATTTACGCTTTTTACAAGTGTAGCTCTTGTAATGTAGTTGTGGCATTTATTCTTTTACGCCTGTAATAACCACTAAAAAGGCATAATAAAAAGCACCTAGTTACCTAAGTGCTTTTCCCATTTGATTTATCCATTTCAATTTTTAGAATTTTTCTTAATTTATCAGCTTTTATATTCTCTCCTAGAGTTATATAGTTCTTAATATCTAACATAAGCTTTCTTGCCTTTGGAGTATTAATACATACTAAATATTTCTTATTACAGTTAGGACATTCAAAATATGTTTCTGTTATCATTGCTCCTAGATATTTTTCTTTTAACATATCTTGTTTAGGTTCAAATTCTTTATTACATTCTTTGCATATTATATTCATTTTACCTCCTAACATTAAGAAATATCACACTAAATTCAACTTTTATTTTCGATACTTTTAAAACCTAAAGCTTTGATTTTTTTACCATTACTTAAATTCCAATCAAAGTAATCATGTTCTATAGTATATACTTTCCCAAATTGTGAAAGTAATGTTTGAACTTTTTCTTTATAATATATTTCTTTCAATAATCTATCTAAACTGCACGTTGCAATATTAGGATTAGTTGCAATCTTGTAACTATTAATTTTTTCATTAATTTTATTTATTCCATATTGATTGTATTTACTTACTATATCTTGCATATATTTAAAAGCTTCTTCGAACTTCCCTTGTGACGTATATATATCAACTAAAAACATTCTTTTCTCTATCTCATCGTTGTCTAAGTCTTTATAATTTAAAGACTTAAGCATATATTTTTCAAAGTTTATTGTATTATTAGACCTATAATATGCCACCGCTAGTTTAACATACACCCTACTAATATCTTCTTGTTCAATATTCAAAACTTTTCCAAATTTATTTTCTGCTAATACAGTTAGACATTTTTGGTAATATATTATAATTAAGGAATCATTATAATTATTATTAGCTATCCCTAGCCTATATTCCTCTTCTGCTTTTAGCATATTAATATAAAATAAAGAACAATTTTTTATATCATTCATATCCTTTTTCATTTCAGATATTTCCTTTAATTCTTCTTTTATATTTAAAGTATCAGTATCAATTATACCTATTTTGTTATTTAAGTTACTTAACTTGTCTTTTACTTTAGACATTAAATTCTCTACTTCTTTAGTTTTCAAAAATTGAAATAAGTTTACTGTAACTACTAATACAGTGAAAAATATTGCAGACACTGCAATTATATTAGATATTGAACTAGCTTCAGAAATTTTTGGAGCTTCAATTACTATTACATTGGAAAAAATTCGTATAGTCATAGTTACTAAAATTAATATACCTATGTAAACTATACTTTCGACCCATCTATTTTCTTTTTCTTTTTTATTGTTAACTAGTAATGAACATATTACGCTAACTATAGCAGCTATAATATAAATACCTATTGAACTATTTGAAAACCAAGCAATTAATTCATTCATTATATCACCTCTCAAACTATATAATTCTCCAAACTGATTATATATCCTTTTTTTGCGTACATAAAGCATTTATATTTAATATATTCGCTAAATGAGTCTTTTAACGACGAACTGAAAAAGTAAGGGTTTAAGCCATTTGTAAGCTATGGATTTTAATAAATTCATAGCTTTTGGTTTACTAAAACTAAACTTTATTATTAAAATCCACTATTTCGCGTTGCTCAACACGAAACAAATTAATATTTCAACATCATAGCTGCCTTAGCAGGTATGACAAAAGCACCTACAATTGCAAGTGCTTAAATCTTAACTAATTCTTTCTTCTTTTCCTCTTTATCTTTTAAATATTTATCATAAGCCTTTTTCATATCTTCTGGAGCATCTTTTCTTATACCATCTAATTCACCATCATCATTTGTAGTTATATAATCCCAAAATATCGGTCTTTCTATCATGCCATCATCACCTTTACTATTTTAATAATTTCTTTACTCAATATTGAAGCTTTATCTCCGTTACCAAAGTAATCTGAAAACGCTTCTGCCATACATTCTGATGCATCCGATAAAGCATACCCTGAAATATTATTTTTTAATTCTGCATTCTTAATTCCTTTTCCTTCTGGTAACTTCTTAACATTTTTACAAGCATCTGAAACAATAGTTTTAGCTATAGTGCATCCATTCCAATACTCTATTTTTTGACTATCAAAGTCTAAACCTTTGCCTTTAATTAGATATGCTTCTACAGCATGACCTAATTCATGAACTCCACTTATTTCATATGTTGTCCCTTTTGGATGGAATCCACTAGCTACATCTTTTAAATATATATTTTTGATTTTATTCTGTTCTTTATAATAGGCTGGATTAAATGATATTTTAGTCATATCCAATGCAGTATTAATAGGACTGCAAGACATCATCCCACTTTTAGAAGTATATAACTCACTTACAAACCCCTTAATTTGTGGAAATTCATTAAATACATCCTGCATACTCACACAAGTTTCTTTCACTGCTTCAAAGTCTAATGACTTAACATCATTAGTTATCTTAATTTCTAATATATTTTTCAAGCTAATTTCTAATTCATCAAAGTTCTTAGCATCTTTAATCTTATTATCACCTTTTTTATCAGATAAGTCAACAACTGGTAAATAGGTGCATCTGCAATTTGCATGTAATGGTAATGTAGGTCTATCTTTTATTTTATATACTTTCCCATGCTTTGCTCCACACACTTCACAAGTTCTTTCATCTTGTGCAGCCCATACCTCAACCTCTTCACATCCACCATCTTTATATCCTTTAAATGCACTCTCATTTAAATAATGCATTGTTTCAGTTCTTATAAGCCTATGAGATACATTAAATCCACTATTCATCCTGTTATTTAACTGTATAGCCATTTCTGTTATTGTCTTTCCTTGTGTAATACCATTTGTAATAATATCATTAAGATTAGTAGCTAACACTTGTGTATTCTTCCATAGTCTTTCTGAAAAACTACTTCCAAGCCATGGTCTATCCATCATTTCTTCCATTACCTTCTTTGGGACCTTAGCAAACTCTGTTTTACCTAGTTCAACCATAACACTGGAATAAGTTTCTCTAAACCCTTGTTGCATATTATCTTTTCCAAACTTCTCTACTGATTCCCCAAGTTCTCTAATAACATTCTCCATATTACTTTGTAAATCAGTAAGTCTTGCAAACTTATGCATATCACTTAACATAGGTGTTGATGTTTTTAATTTCTCTGCAACCTTATATAATTCCTCTGATATATTAAGACTAGCTTCCTGGTACATTTCTAACAATGCTTTATTCTTTTGCTCTAAGTCATTATATGTTTTCCAAGTTCCATTAGCTATTCTTTGTTCCCAATACTCACTACTCTTCATTTGCCCCATCACCTACTAGTGGTATTTTATCCTGGAATGGTAGATTAGCCTTAGTTTGTTCTTCTAATGCTTTTTTCTCGTCCTCAATGTTTTTAACCCACGGATGATTCCCTATAATAGTTTTATCACTTATAGTTCCTTTACTGTTATTACAGTTAGTGATTACTTCAGTTTCATTAATCTGCATATCTCTATTAAATATTACTTCCACATCAATATCTTTATAATTGCCTTTACTAGTTTCTGACAGATATATATTTATAAAATATAAAAGACTTTCTATACTCATTTTAAATTCAACCTCTAATGAATTACATTTTAAATCTAATCCACTATACATAAACTTAAGTGCAACTCCTGAAGGTGATGATCCAAACTTATCTAAATCTTTATTTACGCTTTGTCCATCTTCTACCAAATCTCTCTTAAGTTGTTCATAATGTTCCTTTAATGCAGTAATATCCATCTGTGGAGTTAATGTATCTACTCCACCATCTTCTATATCATCTATTAGTATAGCTCTATTTTCATTTAAATTTTTCATGAACTCATTTATATCTTCTCCACCGTATCCCTTTAGAATATAAATTAAATTCTTAACCTCTTCTACATAATTAGCTGCTTCACTTCTACTCAAGTCATATGCGTCAAGCAAAGATTTAACAAACTTAATATCTGGTAACTCTATTCTATTATTTTTGAATTGTACGAACGGGACCTTTCCCCAGGCAAACCATTCATCACCTTTCTTATAATGTGCTATTGGCCCATTGTTATCATAATTCTTCTCCATATATGGAATTAAAGAATTATTATCTAGCTTATAATAATTTACTCCATCCTCTGTCCATACCTCAACATTTGTTATAGTCTTTCTTCTATCATACTCCCAAGCAACTGTTTCATATACTCTAATCATACTATCTAATTCCATGTGACTATTGTCTTTCCATATTGGAATACATTGCTCACTTGGTATAATCATTGTGTTAAATTTCCCTTTTTCATCTATATAAGCTTGTAGCCATGCTATTCCTTTATTACTACATTCATAACCTAGCCCTGTAATTTTATATTGAAATTTCTTTCCTAATATCTCCTTGATATTATTTAAGTAATTTTCATCATCACATTTAAGACTATAATCCCTAGTAAGTAAATATGCTACTTTTTCATCAACCATATTTTTATATTTAGAATGTGCTAGCTTATTATTAGCCTTGTATGTTTCTTCTATTTCAGCACCTTTAACTCTTTTAGTTATTTTTCTTGAGAAAATATCATTATCAACCTTATAATATTTATCCCCTACCAACATCCACCTTTTCTTATCCGAATTATTGAATTCTTTAATTAATGTTGTTATCTTCCTATCATTTAAGCTATTATCTTGTATCGCTAACATTCCTGACTTCACTCCCTTTCTTACTTTATTCCATATATCTTTAATTCCCACCTTAACACCTCACTGTATAGTCATATATTATAGTTTTTGATTACGATATTTTAACCTAGTAAATTCAACACTTATAACATAGTCAAAACTAATAATCATTACACTATTCAAAATATTGCTAAAATGTTTTAAGTCCACTACCTTTTATATCTGATACTTCATAATCATCTAGTGCATACCAAATAGCACTTAGTGTATGAGGATCTATATTAAATTCATCTTCTATTGGGTCTCCAGTTTTAGGATCTATTTTAAAAGTTAACTCTTTTAGTTCCTCCATTGTACTTATACAACTATCTGAACATATTATCTTTTTAAACCTCTTCACCTTTTTAGTGTACATAGACCTAGAACCTGCAAATTTTTTACAACTTCTCATTCTGAACCCTTCTTGCTTATAATATTTAATCGCCTTAGGTTCTGCACAATCTGCTTTTATTAATTCTCTACTTTCCTTAAACTCTTCAATATCTTTTGCAATCTCTGGATCTGTTTTATTCTTACTATAATATTCCCAATATATATATAGAATTTTTTCATCATGATCCACTGCTAATCTAACTACTGCATTATAAGAAGTTACAAATCCAAAATCCATACCATTTCTAAGTAATGGATTCTTTATATCTTTAATGGCTTTCATAACATCTTCTTTAGCTGCTACTTCAAATTGTGGGAATACTAATAATCCATTTATTCCGAATTTTCCTTTTCTAGCTATCCTCCACAAATCCGGATCATGTTGTTTTAATTCATCTAATGTTTCAACATATTCAGCAGGTACAAAATAATTATCATCAACTACTGAATGATGATAATATGTTTTTCCTTTTACTATTTTCCTTTTTTTATATAGCTCTTCATCGTTTAGTATATGAATATTCTTTTTCTTATCTTCAAAGAAATGTTTATAACACCAATTACTTTTACTAACTGGATTAGTTGATAAAATAATATGATTACTTAACTTTGGATGTCTTAGTCTTCCTGTAAGTTCCTTAAACCCTGCATACTTAACTTCACTACATTCTTCTATCCAAACAATAGATACTCCGTTTAATGACTTTAACTTAGCTGGTTTATCCATACCTTTAAATATTATCTTTGACCCATTAGCAAACCTTACTCTCATAGGTGATTCAGTAAACTTAATTATACTTTCATCTAATCCTAGTGCTAATGCAACCTCTTCAAGTAATGAGTAACATGAATCTCTTAAAGTATCAAATACTTCTCTTACAACTAATGCTGTTCTTTTTTCTTCTAATAGTTTCTTTATAACTTTAACTGCAACGTGATAACTCTTTGAACTTCCATATCCTCCAACTACAAAATAATACTTCTGATTCCACTCGTCTATAAAATCATAGAAGTGATCATTTAGTGCAAATGTTATTGACTCCTCTACTTTACTCATTATTATTACTAGCCTTTATAAACTCTATTTTTATCGGACCTGTATCATCTTTCTTAGTTAACTTATCTACTTCACCTTTTAACTTATCTACTCTTAGCTTTTGCGCTTCTGTTGCACTATCCCAATTCTTGTGAAGTAATTCCTCATAGGTTCTAATCATATTCATTAATGTTTGTACACTTTTTGATTGAGCTACTAAGAACCTCTCTTGTTTATCCCAAGCAAATTGTATTTCATATTCTATATCTTCACTCTCCATTTTTGCATCAACATATGATTTCTTTTTCTTAACTTCTTTACTAATATCATTATGAGTTTTAACATGCATAATCTTTTGACTTCTAATTATTGCTGTAAACTGAATCTGTATATTAGTCCACAGTATATCCAATGAGCTCATACCACTTTCCACAATTTCATCCATTATTTTTTCTGTTACCCTTGGTAAATACTTTGATAAGAATTTCTTGGATGCAAATCTCTCCTCAGGTATTCTGTTTCCATGTTTAAAGGCATTAAGATTTCCTCCTGGAGCTCCTCCACTATTTCCAATTGCATTTTTATTATTCTTTGGTGCACCTCTTTCATTTTTTTTTATTCCTAACTGTTCATTCCATTTATCTTGACTCTTCCAAGTTCTTATATTAGCTGCACTTTCTTTTAAATTTTCTGCTATAGCCTTTGGTGTTATATCTCCTTCTTTGCTCTTATATAGTTCAAATGCCTTATCTCTATTAGGATTTCTTTTTCTTGCCATTTATACTTCACCTCTTTTTTCCCAAAATAAAAAAGCTAATGTCAAACACTAGCTTTTCTATTTCTAATTTCTCTTACTAAAGTTGCTTTTGATATTTGTGTCATTTTCTCAACTTGGGTATAACTATTCTTTTCTAATAATCCTACCGCATGATCCATTTGCTCTAAAGTATATTTTTTAGGTCTACCTTCTTTATATCCAGCTTTTGTTCTTGCTATTTCTCTTCCAGCTTGTGTCCTTTCTAAAATAGTGTTTCTTTCCATTTCTGCAACTGCAAACAATGTAGTTAAGAAAAACTTTCCCATGCTAGTGTTTTCTAATAACCCAACATTAAGAACATGAACTGATACACCTTTTTTGAATAGCTCTTGAACTATTTCAATTCCCTCTACAGTATTTCTTGCTAACCTATCTAATTTTGTTACTACTAATGTATCTCCATATTTTAACTTTTTTACTACTTCATCAAATATTGGTCTTTCTGTTGTTGCTCCTGTAAATTGTTCAGGATATAATTCAGCACTTTCATATTTTTCACTTATTTCTTTTTCCTGAACGTCTAACCCATACCCATCTAATTGTTTTCGAGTTGATACTCTACAATATCCATATATTTTCCCCATTTTGTCGTTCTCCTTTTGACTATGATTTTTGATTACGCTTTGAATCCTTATTTTACTACATATCAAAATCATAGTCAATAGTCCAAACTTATGATTACGGTCTTTTTTTGCAAGATTTCATTAACTACATTCAAAATTGATAAAATCCTTGTATCCTTGATAACTCAACCACATATAAAGGGTATTTGAGTTGTATGTCCCCTCTTTTGCATTGTTTTTCAATTTCTCTAATTTAATCAAATTCTTTACTTCTCTTAATAACTACCTCTAGCCTTTAAGTTTCAATGCTTTGATTCGGTTTTTCTTAATAGGCTATTACTATAAGAATTACTTATATACTTTTTTAAGTGTATATATTAGAAGTAATTTTCTATTTCTATTTCTAATCGGTATGGGTGCCATTTTGGCCTATTCCACCTTAAACCTTAAAGTTTTCTACTTGCTATCTTTGCAGCTTCTTTTTTAGCTTCACTTTCTAACCCTAAGTAAAATTGAGTAGTTACTATGCTTCTATGGTTTAGATTCTTCCTTACAAATTCTAAATCTCTATTATCATCATATAGCCTGTGAGCATATGTCTTTCTCATACTATGCCCGCTTATATTTTCTAATTTTAAGCTTAATCCAACTTTAGATAATATTTCACTGTATGATTTAGATGATATATGTTTATTCTTACACTTATTTGATAGAAATGCATATTCACTTCTTTTTTTATCTTCTATATAAACTTCTAATAAATCTATTAAATTATCTTCTATTGATTTATCCATAGGTTTTGGGCATTTTCTATCGGGATCACTATCTTTCTTTTTCCTTTGATAAGTTTTCCAAGCCTTAAACTGTTTCTTTTCTTGTATTATGAACTGTTTATCTTCTATTGCATCTAATATCTCTGCCACTGTTAAATCTACAATATCCCCAGTTCTATACCCTGTCGCTATTCCTATTTGAAAAATCATCAAGTTTCTTTCTTTATTTTCCTTACTTAGTTCTATTAATCTATCTTTAAATCTATAATATTGCTTTTCCGGTATAGGATTAGCTGCTACCTTCTTTTTCTTTATTTTATTTTCTTCTTTTTTCTTTCTTTTTCTCCTCTTCCTAACTTTCTTTTTATTCTCTTCAGCCAATTACCTCACCTGCCTAGCTCTATCATTAATTTCTTTTGTTATACTAAAAAACACTCATTGATTAATAGCACATAATCAATGAGTGTTTTCCCTTGCAATCCCTTCCAAGGGCATATATTAAATTTTATTTAATACCTTCTTAAGTGTTAAGTCTTTTTGGTTTAACAAAGTTTTTGGAGTATCCCAAGTAACTACTGGTGCTACTTCTTTATCTATTACTATATCTCCATTCGGCTTAGTTCTATATATAGACTTGTTTTTACTTATAAATGATTTATCACTCATACATCTTGTAGATTCATAGTTAACAGCTTTAATTGCTTCTTTCTTTTCTAACACTTTAATATTATGCTGCATTCTCTTATTAAGTAGGTTTCTCTGAATATGTTTTTGAATAGTTTCTCTTTTAATTTTCTTATCTTCTAATTTAGAATTTAAAATATTTGTTATTTGACTTGCATTAAATCCATTTAAATATAATTCTTCTATCTTATCCTTTTTATTATTCAACTTCATATCCTCTTCCACCTCTACTTTTTAAAATTCTTTATAGTTAACCCAAACCGCCAGGGTGGACGAACCCAACATTTCTTAATTTTATAATCTGCCATTTCTATGAAGTTTTATTATTATTGCCGATTCATTTATGTATTTATAATAATATATTTTAAAATAAAAAGCACCCTCGCTTAAACCTAATCTCCCTTGATCACAGTTTAATCGGAGTACTTCTACCTTGATTATATCCCATTTTTATTTAGTTTTTACGTTTTTTGCTCATTTTCTCCATTTCAACCTATTCACCACATCTTTTTTTTAAAGTTTCGGGTTTAACAATTGATAAAATAACATGTCCACTTTCCATAATTACCATTGCACCAGTTTTCTTCCCAGCCGTAAGATCTATTAATAATTTCATTTCGCTTGCATTTTTTATAGTTCTTTTTGAAGGACTACTTGTTGAATTTGTTATTGCAACTATTTTTTCACTATCAATACTATTTTCTAATCCTGCATTTATAAACTTCATTAATTCTTCCTCCTCTTCACTTATTCTAAGTATTGTGAACTACATCCACTTAATAAATTCATCATTGATAATATCTCTTTTTATTAAATTAACTAATACACCTTGATATATATTGCTATACTCTGCTTTTAGCGTAATTACTATATTATTCTTTTTAGCCTTATTAGATAGCTCTTCTAATTCCGCTATCTTAAAACGCTCTATTGGAATACTTATAATATGCTCTGCTTTCAAAGCTTTATTTATATACCTATCAACCATTTAGATTACCTCCATCTATTTCACCATTCTGCTACCGACATTGGTGACGGTAGCACTTAAAGAATTGTGAATTAACTCCATTGGATTTTTCCGAACATATTTGTAATTATATCTAATTCCTTTTGAGTAAGTGTTTTAAAGAAATACTTACCAGTTTTTTTATTTTTAAGCCTTATTTGGGTAGTTGTTTCATCAGGCTCTTTATTCCTATTAACCTTTGTAAATCCTTCGCTATCACTATAATTTAGTTCATTTTCAAGTTTTGCCCTTATGACAAAATATCCACTATTACTAACTGTATTAAGTAAGTTTAATATCTCCTCTTGATTGCATTGGTCACCTACCACTATTCCTATATCTAATCGTTTAGGCATATTGACCCCTCCTTTTAATATTTTTTTGATACTCAATATAATCAGTTCCTACTCTTTTATCATTGAGAACTAAATTACATCTTTAAATTTAACTCTTTCTATTGCAGTTCTATATATTTCATAATCTTTTTCTATTCCAATAAAGTTTCTATTTGTATTTATCGCTGCTACTGCAGTAGATCCTGAACCAATACAGTTATCTAAAACTATTGCTCCCTCGTTGGTGTATGTTTTTATCAAAAATTCTAATAATCTTACTGGTTTCTGTGTAGAATGAAAATGTTCCTTTTGCTTATCAGAACTAAATATTTGAACACTTCTAGGATATCTATCTGTACTTCCTCCACCTGATATTTCCTTAGACAAGGCTCCATATATATCTGTATTATTTTGAGTTGCAATATATTTTGTATATGTGTTTACTGGTGCATGTCCAATAGTTTTTTGCGGATTATATACCGGAAGCTTTTTATAGAAAACTAGTATATTTTCATGTGCTTTCATTGGCATTTTCTTAGCATTCAAATGCCCTGTTGCTTGAGTTTTTTCCCAAATCCATTCATACTTAAGCATATCTAAGTTACTAGCTCCTAGCACTTTATCAAATGGAGTTTGAGCAAATAATACTATAGCTCCATTATCCTTTATTATTCTATAGTATTGCTCCCATAAACTGTTTAAATCTATTACGCTATCCCACTTACATCTTGTTGTTCCATATGGTAAATCACATAAAATCATATCCATTGATTTATCTTTTATTTCATTCATAACTTCTAGGCAATCACCTAAATGAATACTATTCAACTTTAACAACTCTACTCACCTCATTTCATTCGTAATTTCAACAAATTATTTATTAACTACCACATAACTATATGTCTCTTTGTAATATTCTTTTTCCCTTTTTAGGTGCTCTTGCCATTCCTCTTCTTTACTTTCTTTTTGCCTTTTTATTTCTTTATTTATCTCTTCTATTTGTTTTTGTCTATCAGTTTTTTCTTTTTTCATTTCCTCTTTTCCCCTCTTGATCTTCTCTACATCCTTAGTCCTATTTATTTTTCTTATATAATCTTTAGATGTATTCGCTATATCTGCAGCTTCTCCAATTGTTTTTCCTTCTCCTAATAGCTTTACCACTAGCCCATATTTAGGTTTACCAACTTCCCTATTTTCTAACGATACATCTTTTACATACTTTTGTACCGTTGTATAATGTAATCCTACTTTTTTTCCTATAAATTCATAAGTTCTTCCTTTTTTTCTAAGTTCAATCATTTTCTTAATATCTTCATCTGTAGCTATTGCTTTCCTTTTTCTTCTAACTTCCATAACTCCTCCTAAATATTTTTTTCTAGTATTACAGCTGGACCTTCATCTTTTCCAATTTTCAAAGTATTAATATATTTTATTTATTGCTTCATAAATCTTTATAAATGTTTCTTCGCTTGGTACTCTTTTATTCGTTTCATAATCACAAATAGAATTTGCTGTCTTTTTAATTAATTTTGCTAATTTCTTCTGAGTTAAGTCTGCTCTCTCTCTATAAAACCTTATATATTCACCAACATAATCTTTACTTGAAGTCATTAATATAAATTCTTTTTCATTCATTTACTTACTAGCCTCCCTATTCATATTCTAATAATTTTTTATTTCTAAAATCTTTACTTTTCCTCTGCCTTTCATATATCTATCTTTACCACCATCATTTCCAACTGCTGATATTCTATATACTTCATCTGTATTTATTTCCATACTTCTAACATCTTCCCTTATCATAAGTGCCCCTATTAATTCCTTTGTACTTATGCCTTTTAAATTAACCATTCTAACACCTCTTTACATCATTTTTATTTGACCTGGTATATTTACCTTTAATCTTTTAATATCTACTATTGCTCTATAAAACTTATTAGTCCCTTGTATTTTAACTAGCTCTATTAATCCACTCTTCTCTAGTTCATTAATTTTTTTATTTATTACTTGCCTATCTTTATTTAATAGATTCGCTATAGCACTTTGAGTATAGTTCCCAATAACTAATAACATTAGAACCCTGAAACATAACCCACTTATATCTATTGTTGTTAAATGTTTTATATATTCTTCTTTCATTCGGACCACTCCCCTTTGTAGTTTATTTAAATTACACTTGTGGATATTTTGATTTACTTATTCTTTCTTCCAATGTTTATTTTTTATAATCCGCCTCATGCTTATATCCATATACACTCCACAGTTTTCTTCATTTAAAACTATCTTATAATTTGTTAGAGTATATCCTGGATACATTTTTTCTAACTCTTCTCTGCTTGGATGATTAGTTAGCATGTTATACATTTTTCTTCCTGAAAACTTATTATCATTAACACTTATTTCTGGCTTAGCTAATCCTACTGATTGGGTCCATCTTTTATTGCCTTTAGGGTCTTTACTTATATAATTTGCTAAATCTCCAAATCCAGTTTCATTTCCCTGTAATCTATCTGAATTCGCATAACCTTTTTTCCAAAACTTTTCTAAAGTATCTCTATCTAATTGACCATCTATCACTAAATGATGATGAATTTTTTTCCCTGTTCCATTTCCACCTTCTATTACTGCTATATATTTTAAATTTCCTAATCCTATCTTTTTTCTATATCTATTAATTCTAGCTATTAAATTAGCAATATCTTTTTTAGCATCATCATAGTCTTTTGGTTCTTCACCCTGTCTATATGTCAAATGTAATACTAAATCTGAATTATCAAAATTACAGTTTATTAATCTTCTTAAATATTCTCTAGCTCTTTTATCATTTAAGTTTTTTTGCTTAGGAGCACTTTCTTTCTTTTTGTTCTTTCTACTTTTATTCTTTTCTCTTAAATCTATAGGGTATACTTTTATGTCTAGATTTTCTAATATTTCTTTTAGTGTTGTATTCTTCTTTGATTGCTTCCATATCTTCTGTCTATATAACATATCTATCCATCTCCTGTATTCCCTATAGTTTTATTCTTATTATTTATAAATGCTTGAGTTGTTAATACCTATTACAAGTACCCCAAGGCTCTTTCGATACCTAAAAAAAGTAAAAATAATAAGCGATTTTTCTTATCGCTTTTTTGATATAGTTTGTCCAACTTCTTTTCGTAATTCTTCTTCTATAATAGCTTTTAAACTTCCACCCTCACGTTCTTCTCTTTCTTGAACTCTTGGCACAACCTTGTTAACTATGTCTAATATTATCCCCAAATTTTATTTACTTCTTTAACTATTTTCATTTGTTCTTCAACCACTTTCTTATCCAATCTTCTACTAAGTTCTAAAATTTCTGGATTACATAAATTATTTAATGTAACCCTGCTATTTAATTCTTTCATTAATTCTTTCATTACCATTAATCCTCCCACTATATTCAATCTTGAATATAGTAATTCATTTTTTACAGCATTTTTCGCAACTTAGGTTAAAAAATATCTAGCCTTCTAGGAGCTAGTTTGTCCACTTCTATTATTTATGGTAAAATCTTGATGAAAGAAGGTGCTTTTTAATGAAATTAAATCTTGATTGTATAAGAGATATTTTGTTAACTGTTGAGGATAATACTGATTTTTCAACATATATGTCCTATGATGTTGGAGAATCTTCTTATGACTTATTAACTAAATATTCTGATTCTGAAATCCTTTATCATATTAAGCAATGCGAACTCTCTGGTCTTATAACTAAAGTATCTTGGTACTTAAATGGTAGTTGTACTATATTAGACTTATCTCCATATGGACATCAATTCCTTGCTGATATTCGTTCCGATTCCAATTGGAATAAAACTAAATCTATTGCTAAAAACATAGGTTCATCATCTTTAACTACAGTTAAAGAAATTGCTACTAATGTTATTACTGAATTAATTAAATCTCAGTTTTAACACTACCCACTTTTAACTTTAGTGTAAGCTCTGCTAATCCATTAGCTGAGCTTACAACCTCATATGACATTACATTCTCTATAATAAATTCATCTAACTTAATTTCAGATTTATTTTCTTTTGTAATAATATTTAGACTATGCATAGCTAATCTCCTTTCATCGTAACTTATAAGGGTAAGCATTATCCTATTGATCCATTAAAGTATAAATAAGAATATCCATTATCTTTAAACGTAACTTTGAACCACTTAGATTCTTTTTTTATGCTCATTGGCCTTTGCTCATGCCTTTGTCCTAATCCCCAACCATTTAGATAGTTACATATTAATTTTTCTGCTAATTCTTCATCAGCCTCGGATAATTCCTTCATACCTCTAATGCTTCTAAAATCCCAGCCAAATACATCTTTTACTTCTTCGGCATTTCTAAATCTATACTGCCCTTGAATATTATTATCTATATATCTTTGTTCTATCTCTCTATAACTTAATTTATCAAAATTAATTTTAGACATAATTATTCATCCTTTCCTACTATCTCATACCAATTTTCTTTTTCAATTGAATGTATTTTATCAAATTTAAGCCTTTTTTTATCTAAATCTATTATTGTTATACAATGGTCATACATGATAACAGTAATAACATTTATACTCTTATACCTTTTATGCGATAATGTGACATCTCTTAAATTTATTCCACCTGCTGATAAACAAATCTTTGTACCCATTTCTTACGCTCCTTTCTTAGTATTTTTAAGCTTGTAAATTTATAACATTATTCTTGTCTGAAAAATCTTAAAATCCAATTATTTTCGAACTTTCACTTAATACATTTCCTAATATTTTTTTCAATTCTTCATTTTGGTGTTTAAGCTTTTCTAACTCCATTTCCATTCTTTTACGTTCTAGCGGAGAGAATTTTTCTATTGTTACTCCCTCCATATTTTGTATATATTCTAATGAAAACATTGGTTTTGGAATACCCCTGATTGTTTGAATAACTCCTGAACCTCTCCATTCTGTTATCGTTTTAATAGTTACTCCCCAACGCTCTGACAGCTCTGCTTGAGTTAATACTGTTTTCATTTCTCTTCAACTCCTTTCTTGTCATTTCTTGGTATACTTTGCAATTCCCTTGTTGTAAAATATCATTATTCACTATCAAAGGAGGTGCTTTTATGAAACGTATTTATGCAAATTTACTTGGGTTGATATTACGGATGAAGGTTTATTACATCAACGTAAGCCTTCAACTTATATTGATGAAGAAATTCAAGATATGTTTAAATATGATTATGTTAATGTTTCATATCAAAATAAAAACTATCGTATTCATCCATCATTTATACAAGTTGTTACTGAATAATATCTAAATTTAATATTTCTTTGAATCTATCTCCATTTTTGAACGTTGTTTTATTTGCTTGACTTTTAAATTCTCTATCAATGCAATTTTTCAATTTATCCCATTCATAAAGAGATAGTCCTTCAATAAGATTTGTAATTTTATATATTTTTTCTTTAACATCTAACTGCTCTTGAACTAGTACTTCAGTAGCAGTTTCTTTTTTATCTTCCATACTTCTAATCTCCTTTCTTGTCTTTTTTTGGTATACTTTGTAATATCTCTATAGTAAGATATTACCGTGAGCCTGAATCACCTCATTATGAAAGTGGGTGATATCATGACTAAAGAAGACATTGCATTAGAGTTAACTTTAAAATTATTAGATAATTTTAAATATGACTTTTCAGACTATGGCGGAACTACACCACTAGAACACGCCGAACATGATTCTGAAATTGCTTCAACTCTTTATAACAACATCTATAAAGAACTACTTAAAAATTCTTAAAATAATTTTTTAGGATATAAAAAACTATAAATACTAAACATAGATCCTATATTTTTATTTATTAATTCAGGCTCACACCCTTTATTAATTTCAGCTAATAATTTAAATTGCTCTTCTAAAATTTTTCTTGCTTCTGATTCTTCCATACTTATAATCTCCTTTCATATTTTTAATGAACGTTATTTCGTTCGTCTTTATGAACTTTCATATTAAAAAAATATTTTGGTATTTCATCTTTAGGGAACTTTAGCAATTCACACGATCTTTGTATTTCCTCTTGAGAGAACTCTAAGATATTGTTTAATCGTTGACTTAACGATACTCTTCCTATCCCTAGAGCCTTCGCAAATTTATCTTGTGTTCCATATAATTCTTTAATCTTCCCTCTTAAACTTCTGTAATCAAAAGCCAATTTTATCACCTCCTTGTTTGTGTTTCTGAACTTATCGTATCACTATTTTTTTTCTTAGTCAATCACTTTATTTCACTTTCTGAACTTTCCTTTTTCATTTCGTTGTTTTTTCTGAACATTAATGTTATATTATTAAAGAAATGGTGGTGATAATTTGAAAACTATAGCTGATAGAATAAAAGAAGCTTTAGGCATAAGGGGTATGAAACAATCAGATTTAGTAGAAAAGACCGGAATCGGAAAATCCTCTATAAGTACTTATCTTTCAGGTGCTTATGAGCCTAAACAAAGAAATATTTATAAAATCGCAAAAGCTTTAAACGTAAATGAACCTTGGTTAATGGGACTAGATGTACAAATGGAAAAATCAACGGAACAAATTTCGATAGATACTTCTCTTTGTATAAAAGAAATAAGGCTTATAAATGTATTCAAACAATTAAATGACACTGGAAAAGATGAAGCTATTAAAAGAGTTTCTGAACTAACTGAAATAATTAAATATACACAAGATGAAATATGTGCATCTAAAATGATAGCTGAAGAACCTGCACCTTATCTTTTTGATGCTCCAATAACAGTTGCAGCACACGATGATACTTTAACACATGATGAAAAAACTTTAATGGATGAAAGAATAATTGAGGCCTTGAAGAAATTATAAATATATACTGGATGGGGAACTTATGACAAAATATGAGACGTTAATAGCTGTGGCAACTAATCAAGGAGCCGTTGTTTTAGAGGTAGACCTCGGCACTGATAAGGCATGTGGTAAATGCATAGATAATATGTTAATTATTAATAGTAGAATAAATCAAAACGAAAAATATTGTGTGCTAGCTGAAGAGTTAGGTCATTTTCATAAAACACATGGTAATATTACTAATCAAAAGAAGATTGATAATGTTAAACAAGAAATTATCGCAAGGCAATGGAGCTATAGAGAACTTGTTGGCATTATGGATATAATAAAAGCTTTTGAACACGGATCAAGAGATCGGTTTGAAATGTCTGAATTTTTAAATATTACAGAGATTTTTTTAGAAGAAGCTTTGAATTATTATAAATCTAAATATGGTCTTAGCTGTGAAATTGATAACTATATAATTTATTTTGAGCCTTACTTGGGTATATTAAAAATGTATTAACTAATGATTAGTAAGAGGTGATAATTTTGAAATTTGAGAATAAAGAAGTTGAAAAAATGTATTATGATGTCCATAGAAAATATAATATTAATAGTGTAAGAGATAATTCAAAAGTTGTTACTTATGAGGATATATTAAATATTGAAGAATACTTTAAAAATTTTGATGATATATTTAATGATAAAATATAGTAAATAAGAAAGGATTGATTTATATGGAAAAAGATTTATTTGAATTAATGACTAAAATGTATAGTGAAATGCAAGGAGGTTTTGAAAAAGTTACTACTCGTTTAGATAGTCTTGAAACTGAAATTCAAGATGTTAAAGTCGAAGTAAAAAAAACTAACTTGGTTATAGAAAATGATATTAAACCTAGTATCCACGCTTTATTTGATGGATATGTACAAAATACAGAATCTATTACAAGAGTTGAAGATGAATTGAAGAACTTAAGAATTTCTATTAATAATCTAAATATAAAAACTTTAGAAAATGAAAATAACATTATTTCATTTAGTAGAAGATTAAGTAATTTAGATAATCAGAAACATTAA